GACTTTCATCCAAATCAGGTCGCCGCGAAGCATAAAAAATTTTACAGTACATGAGGACATCGTCCTCGATCAACGGTTCAAGTTTCAAACATTGATTGGCAAATTCTTTTTCGTAGGCGAGAGCCTTTTCAGATTTGATGCTGATAGTGCGGACTTTATTTCCAACTCGCTTCCGCACCAATCGACGGCTATTCGCCTTCGATGCAGGTTCACCTTGGATGATTAGCTCGACATCCCACTCTAAACCATTGATAATATTATCTAAAATATTTGCTATTGCCATTTGTAGAAACAGTGCCTATATTGCCAATTATGACAATATACACGAATAAATATAATTTACCAGACCCCGTCGTCAAAGCACTCACGTCCTATGACAAAGGAGATGGCCCAGTCGAAGGGCTGAGGGTTACCACCCTCATTGATTCCCCTCAAATCAGTCTACTAAAACAGGAACACAGCCACAAACTTACTGAGGATGTTAGTGGCAGAATGTGGCTTGTTTTGGGAACTGCTATCCACGAGATATTTGAACGGGCAGCGAGCAACGCATATGTGGCTGAAGAAAGGCTATCCCACACGGTGGCTGACACCCTCATCAGTGGTGCCATCGACTACCAGTTTGAAACCGACAATGAAGTCGATTTGAAAGATTATAAGTCAACTTCAGTGTATGCGGTTCGAGAGCCTAAAAAGGAATGGGAACGGCAACTCAACACATATGCCTATCTTATTCGCCACGTTAAACGGCTAAATGTAAAGAGCGCCAGCATTATCGCTTTGTTGCGCGACTGGAAACAGTCCGAAGCAGACAGGCGTTCCGAGTACCCTCCAGCCCCCGTTATGGAAATCCCTATTAAACTATGGAGTGAAGAAGAACAGGATGCATATGTCGAGGAACGTGTGCGCCTACACAACCACGCCCAGATAAGCGCTGAATTTGGAGAGATGCCCCCTTGCACTGATGAAGAACGGTGGATGAAGCCACCAGTTTACGCCGTCCATAAAAAGGGTGGCAAAAGAGCGCTTAAAGGCGGTTTGTTCTCAAGCAAAGAAGAGGCACAAATATTTGCTGGCGAATCAGAGGATAGGGTGCTGATCGAGAGGCCCAAAACATACACCAGATGTGAAAATAATTACTGTCGAGTTGCAGATTTTTGCAACCAATTTAACAAAGAGGTGGAAAATGACAGCTAAGAAGACCGAGAGCCTATGGAATAAGCTCTCTAAAATCGATTGCTCTGAGCATGTCGATAAAAAGGGTAGCTTTAATTACCTTTCATGGGCATGGGCGTGGGCAACCTTGAAAGAACACTGCCCAGATGCAACTTTTGAAAAACATTGGTTTGATATGGGTGACCCGTCCTATTCACTGCCTTATGCGATGGACAAACAGGGCAACGCTTATGTCAAGGTAACGGTAACGGTGGATGGAAAGTCGATAACCGAGACTTATCCAGTCACCAATCATTATAACAAGAGCATCCAAAAGCCTGACTCAATGGAAGTGAACACAGCGCTCCAAAGATGCCTTGTTAAAGCAATCGCGTTTCACGGGCTTGCATCGTATCTCTATGCTGGCGAAGACTTGCCACCTGATGAGGATAAGCCCGTAGCCACAGAAGACGCAAAGCCAGCCCCATTCGATCCTTCATCATCCGCTCTTCTAGCAGGTCTAAGCGACGATGAAGAGGAACGGGCAGCGATTATCCAGTTCGATGCGGGAAAATCTAAAAAAGAGGCTGAAGAACAGGCTAAACGAAAATCCATAGCAGAGTGGCGCGAGGCTTTTCTGGGTCATCCAGAGAAACCTGTCACCGAAAAAGACGGGGAGATGGTTCTCTCCGCCCCTGCCGAAGAAGGTGACTACGATTTGGTTCTGAAGGTCATCGAAACATTTATGCCTCGAATAGGTGATCCACAACTGGAGACTGATAAGAAAAAGGTGGTGTCATCTATTGGTGGTTTTTGGCGCACCAATGTTGCGTCATTCGAGAAAATCATGGCCTCAAGCCCCGAAACCCATGCGACGATCCTTGGCATGTTCAAAGAAGCGAAGGCAACAGCAAATCGTGGAAATATTTGGCGTAAAACAATCGAAATATAGGAGAGAAAAATGGCAAAAAATCCAACTTTTGGTTCAGGAGTCTTGTTTAGGAACAAGGGCAAGCTCGATAAATTAAACTTTGAGGCAGCAAGAAGCGCAAAGGCCTACGACAACGCACCTGACATGACTGGCACACTCGGCTTCACCAAGTCTGAAGCCAATGCCCTTATGCAGTATCTCAAGAAAGCGTTTGAGAATGGCAATGAAGACTCATATGGCAAAGTAAATGTCGGCTTCGCTGCAACCATCAGAGATTCCGCCAAGGCTGGAGACTATCTGTCTGCGTGGTGTTCGGAGCCTTATGAGGCAAAGCCCAAGCAAGAAGCTCCCAAAGCCGTAAGCCAAGTCCCTGATCTAGACGATGACATACCGTTCTAGCCAGCATCTGTCAAAGGTGAGGGGGCAGCCGTGCCTTATATGCGGTAGCCCCTACGCCTCTGCCCACCATCTTAGGTTCTCAGAGCCACGGGCGATGGGTAAAAAAGTCAGTGACGCGAACACGGTTCCTCTCTGCCACGACCATCACATGGAGCTTCACGCTTACGGAAAAGGCGAGAAAGCGTGGTGGGCGTCGCAAGGTGTTGACCCGATTGAATGGATGTCGGAATTTTTAGCTAACTTGAGCGAGGGCTTTAAAGAATATGGCTGATATCAGACAGAGTGCCTATAAGTTTGAGTGCATTTTTCAAAGTATGCGAAAAACGAAAGACCACATTAGCCTGACTGTTTCCCTGCACCCCAATGAAGTGCCTAGAGATTTGCTGGCAGACCCAATTGGTTCCCGATATATGGCTGCTCTCGTCAGACTTGGTGATGATGAAGAGATTATTCCTCCAAGAATCCAGATGGAAAACAGCCGACTTGTTCAAGCTGCTGGAATGCTTTGCCGTGACGAGAAATTCCAGCAGTGGTTAATCGATAGCGGATGCGCCACTGAACTAAATGAGGAAGCTGCTGGCGGTGCGCTCAGGCGACTTCTCTGCATTGATTCCAGACGACAAATTGGTGAAGAAGAGCAAACCGCCGAGCATTTTAGGCAAATAAAAGAGGTCTTTGAATCGGGTAAACTAATGGGGAGGAAAGAAGATGAAACCGAGTAGTGTTTTAAAATCATTTTTTGACCGTGTAAGCGCAATTGTTTCAAGCGACAGAAGCAACGCTTATGGAGACCCTATACTCAATCACATGCGAATAGCCGACCTGTGGAATGTGTGGATTAAAAACCGTACATGGGGGCCAGAGATTACACCTTACGATGTTTCCATGATGATGGGTCTTGTGAAATTTGCACGATGTCAGCATAAGCCGTCAACATCGAGCCACGAGGACATCGCTGGGTATGCATCGGTCAGTGATTTCATTTATGAAGGATTGAAAAAGGACGTTGAAGAATATGAGCGGAGCCAAGGGACGCCCCCACAGGATAAAAAAAAGCAGGACGTACAACCTTACTTTCACCATCGACATGGTGGAGAAAGTGAGAAAAAGAGCTAGTGAGATGCGCGTCTCCGCACCTACCATCATTCGGGAAGCGGTTAAGGTTTACCTCGAAAATGGGGCAATAGAAACAAAACCCGTTTCATCAGACGGGTGGTTTTTAGGAAAATACCCTGAGAAAGAGGCCGAGTTAGCCGATATAGCTAGTTTTTTGGGATTCAAAGATGGTGTTGAGGCTGCTCTCTCTGCTCTGCGAAAAGAATTTTCTCATACGAAGTATGCAAGCGGTAAAACTCTCGGAGAAGTTGCTGCTGAAAAAGTTGAAGAAAGACTAGAAAAAGTTATTACTGCTGAACAAGAAAGACTAGAAAATGACTGAACCCTCTTATACAAAGAAAGAGTCTTACATAAAAAAACTACATGAATTGTTGTGGCTTTTTATTGAACGGACACACCCAGATTTAACTGGGGATGTTGTTGAGTGCGCGGAGAAAGTTTTAAATGAAAAAAAATAGCGGACAAACAGCAGCGCAGGAAGCACGGAACGCCAGTTTCCGCGCTTATAAAAAAAGAAAGAAGATGAGGAATTGGATTGAAAAAAACGGTGGACATAATGAATCGCGGGATGAAGCAGCCATAGAAGAATGGCTGAAGAATAATGAAATTAAAATTTGCCCACCCTTCGGACACAATGACCCGCAATGGGGGAGCCTGACAAAAGGAAACAAAAACATCCGCCGAAAGGGTGGATAGGTGCCAAACTTGCGGAAAAGGGGGCGGGAAGACCGCTCTTTAACCTACACAGATTGGCGCAGAACAATTGGTGAGGGAACTTATTGTCAAGATATCGACCAAGTCGAGTACAGAATCATAGACGGTGAAATTGTTCCTGTGCTTATGTTAGAGCTTACGCGGTATGACTATGACACAGAGCCTACAGAGGGCTATTTCGCTGCCATACTAGAAAGATTTGGTAAATCACAGCGGAAATCTGCAACCAGTTTTGCCACGCTTCTAGGCGTTGATTGCATTATTGTGCTGTTTAAACACGACCTAACAAAGTTCTGGATTTTTAATTTAACCACAAACCAAGGCTGGTACAGCCTTGATAAAAAGGGCTACGAAGATTGGTTGGTGAAGTGTCGCGGAAGGAATTGAGGGGGAGTTGACTAGACCCCCCCTCTGAGGTGACGATCATCTCTCATCAATGATGTACCCTGGAGGATTCGAGATGAACAAAATAAGATTAACAACTGTCGAAGAGATTGTCCAACAATATTTCAATCAGTACCGAAATGGTACTATTTCAGCATCGAGAGCCAAATCCGCTTGGAAAAATATGGAGCCTCTTCTTGGCAAGATTAAAGTCAGTAACCTTACAGGACAGCATATCTCAAAATACACAAAATTTCGGGCAAGCCAGGCAGCGCCTGGGACAATAAATTTTGAACTCGGTGTTCTGTCTGCTGCCCTACGGTGGGCAAACAAACAATCATATATTTCCCAGCAAATAGTTATTGCCCGACTGCCAACACCAGAAGCAAGGCAGCGGTTTCTAACGAAAGACGAGTGTAAACGTCTTGTTCAAGCCTCAAAAGAATACCCACACCTGTATGCATTTGTTGGGATAGCTCTTTTAACAGGTCAGCGCAAAGAGGCAATTCTGGGTCTGAGGCATGACCAGATTTTTTGGGATCAGGGGTTTGTTGATTTCAATGACCCCTCGTCACCAGACCACGCCAGAAGAAAGAATAGAGGCATTGTCCCCCTTGGCGTAGAGTTGCGCCAGTTCTTAGAACAACACAAAAGCGATTGCCCGTATGTTATTAATAAAAACGGCAGGCGTATTCGTGATTTTAGGAAGTCGTGGGATAGGATGGTCGAAGAAGCTGACCTGATTGGTGTCACGCCTCACGTTCTAAGGCATACCGTTGCGTCTCATCTTGTAATGGACGGCGCACCACTTATAGATGTTTCAAGATTGTTGGGACATAAAGATAGTAGAATAACAGAAAAGGTATACGCAAAATTTTCGCCAGATTACTTAAAAACCGTATCAGAAAAATTATCCATTGCTGCCTAGTGGGCTTATGCGTCAGCTTTATAGTAGTATGCGCTTGGGCTGTTTTCGGCTGTATCGCCGTCGCAACAATCGTATATGGGACGCTTACAGACGGGGCATCCAAGGTGCGAGTGTATTTCAATTAAGCGGGTTACTCTTCCGCACCAAGGGCAGTCGATCATATCGCCCTCGGCATGTCCTAGAATACTAAGTCTTTTTTCTCCTTCTGTCTTTTGCATAAAAATCCCTTTCCCATTTTTTGTGGCGAAGCAATGGTATCCAGACATAGGGAAAAATTCTGGACACCCTGATGATAAGTCGATTGATAAAATGCAGATGGAACGGAAGTGGTTTTAACACATCCATGAAAAGAACAGAGCGTATCTTGTCAGAGTCATTAACGGCAAAATGATTATAAGTGTCGTCAAAGAAAAGAAGTTT